CCGCAAGTTATCATCCACTATCAGTTTCTCTCAGCTTTATCAGCAAAGAAAATGGCAGACAGCGAACAACGTTGCGGAATTCCCGTCGTGAAGGAGGCAAGACGCCAAAAGCGTAGCCCCTCCTCCCCGACCGCTCAGGAAATGGGTAACCTGGTAAACCAAGCCCCGATCTCCGGTTCGACGATATCCTTATGGATGAGCAGTGATGCTCTTTCATTCGGTCTGAAGGCCCCGTACTGGGACCCTCTTATCGTCTTACACAAACATGATGAGATTAAGAAACTCATCGGAGATTGTACCTCGGCACTCCCTCTCGACCAGCTTCCTTACGATTGCTTTATTAAAGCAGCACACATGACACAATGGTACACAAATACATTGAGATTGTGGCGTGACTCCCTAAATGGGGGAGATCACGGGGAAAGCGCACGCAAACGACTACTGGATGGGGTTTTAGGTGCTATGCATCAAAAAACAATGTCTAATTTCGTGGGGCGACTATGGGCCTATGCGGAATACGGTTTGATGGAGAAGTTTTGTAAGTGGAGCTCGGCGACCCTATGGGCCTCGATGCTTCGTCAAACTGAACTCCCACCTGTCCCGGATTTCGTGAAAGACACCAAGGGTGGACATTTGGTCTATCTTTGGGATGAGTCTACTTGGGTTAAGTTATGTAGGACAACACAGTGCGAAAAAGATGCGAAAAAACATTTTAATCAAACTACACGTCTAATGATCATGCTTACTAAGGACCTATATATGACGAAGAACGCCTCCCTCTCTGTAGACCCCTCTTTCGTCGAGGAGAACCTCGCGAAGCACAAGAAAATCATGTGCACACCTATGAAGGAAGACCCAATGAGTGACCGTCTTTGCAAACTGATTGTTAAATCAATTAGTCAGTGCTCGGACGACATCTTCGGGAGACTTCCTACACAGGACGAAAGAAAGATCGTGAAATACGATAAGGAGTCAAATACATACACAGAGGTTATTAACAAACGAACAAGACACGTACCCCATGAGGCTAAGCCTCCTTCCCGCCTACCTTCCCTGGGCTCATCGGTCAATTCTGGCCGTAGACTAGGTGGAGCAGCTGGTGACCTTTTGAGGTCCCATGGCGAGGATTACCAGTTACCAGAACCCCAAGACGGATATTTACACAGTTATTGTACATACAAGACTGAATACGTCGACGTTCGAACCCCTCACGACCCGGAACTTTATACCGAGGCGGAGGACTGCTCGAGGAAGGCCGCATATGCTAGACTAACAGTTGAAGCACAGGTGGTACCTCTTCTAGAAGCGTTTAAGGTAAGGACAATTACAAAGGGGGACTGCGACCAATATCACTTGGCCCGGAGGTGGCAAAAGGTGATACATGGAGTCATGCGAAAACAGCAAAACTGTCGTCTTATTGGGCAACCCTGCTCGTCGGCTTATCTCTCCCAGATTTTCGGAAACTCTCCCTATGTCAATTTACATGACAAGGAAGCTTTCTATGTATCCGGTGACTATGAGTCGGCGACAGACTTACTCCACCCTTTTTTTATCAGAGGTGGCCAATGAGGCGATTTGTCAGCGCTTGCGTATCCCGCTCGAGGACCAATGGGTTCTAAAGCAATGTTTGACAGGACACTCGTTAAAATACACAAAGAACGGACCACTACATAAACAACAGTGGGGACAATTAATGGGTTCACCGTCTTCCTTCCCGATCCTCTGCCTCATCAACTTGGCAGCGACGAAAGTCGCATATGAGGAATACCTCCGATCCATCGGAGTTCTCGGTAAGAAGGAATACTGTGTTCTAGAGGAACTACCTATGTGTGTAAATGGGGATGACATCTTATTTTGGTGTTATTCACAGGAACATTATAACATATGGAAGCAGGTCACTAAGGAATGTGGCTTGAAATTTTCTCTGGGTAAAAACTATACTCACAAAAGGGTCGCAATTATCAACAGCGAACTCTACTTCTCTAAGCCTGTGCTAGACTATAACAAGTTAGCCAGCCAGAAGGTCCCCCTGACGCAGCAGGCCACCGTTCAGCTCTTTTTCACAAGGGCTGGACAGGCACCCCCGAACACCCTGTTCGAGAAGGTGTCTTCCATCAATTCTCGCCTCCTCATAGGAGGGCAGAGAAGTGGAACTGCTATGTCACAAGTGGACCTCTCCTACTCAACGATCCGAGACCTTGAAATTCTCGCAGCCGAGCTTAGGAGGGGCAAAGTTCTCCCACAAACATACACTGGGGTTAAATTTACGAGTGACGACGATGAAACTTATGGGGTGAAGAACAAACAACTTTACTCTAAACTTACATCCGAGGAGGAACAACTATTCTTCTTACGACAAGTACAAATGAAAGACACAGTCATTCGTGACAGAAATCTGGATACATACTTGAAATGGAGGAATACGATTGAGGCCCGGGGTGAAAAGGGATTAAGTATGATCGCCGCCGACAACATCGAAACGAGTCGGCCTGCGTTAAGGAAGTCATTCACACAAACGTACAACAAGATACAGAAAGCTAAACTGCTACAAATGCAAAGGGCTGGTTTGGGTAACGCGGACAAGAATACACCGTGCTACATCCCACAGTCTCTCGGAGGGTTAGGTCTAATCCCTCCTCCAAATCATCAATTCACCGCAATGGATTACATAGAGGTCGCAACTTTGGAAGGTTGCCCCTATGCGGCTGAGCGATATCTAAATCGAATCGCTCCTAAGATGCCGAAGCCAGCCTTTATGGTGGCTTTATCCCACGAGTTGACCCTCCAGAAAGATCTTCTGGCTATTAAGGGGGAACTCAAAGAGGACGTAGATATTGGATTACTACGATTCCTAGGTGAAGAGGACGGATTCTGGGAACATAAGTTTCTAACAGGGTTCGTGACTCAGGAGAATATGATTTTGGGGCCCGAAGATATGGGTGAGGCATATACGAAGACGATACAAATCAATCGATCTTTTAAATCAGCAGAGCTTTCCCGCGAGAAAGTCCGACAATTCAAACGTGGTCGTGACCTGCATATCTTTAAGAAGGTACGGGAAGTTGTGGATGGGGTGAAGAGAGAAAGAGTAGAGTGGGTTGAGGGTGAGACCTGCGGAATGGAGGTTGATTTTAAGTCAGTCTCCATCTACAGGACACACCGCCCATCGCCGAAATTCGAGTAGGGGGAGAGGGTTTTCTAAGGGTGGCGTAAGCCCCAGGATGAAGTAACAAAGGTTATTAGGTGCATAGACATGAAGGTGAAACCGGATTCTGCATTTATACAACTGGACATATGGACTGGGACAGGCGTCAAACCGTGGTGCAGAGTGAAGCAAGACTTGAGAGGGTTTCCTCATCTATGCTATCATTCTAACTAAACGGTGACACTGAGATTCTCTG